GTGATCATGTTGATGGCTCCCACACGGGAGTCGGAAATACGCCGTTTAGAAAGTCTGATACCACCACGTGAAAGTTTGCTTAAATCTCAGACTGACGAGTTAAATAATTTAGAGAATCTGGTTGATGATGATGAATACAAGGAGCTGCTGAAAAAAACTATAACTACGGAAAAGTCACTTGCTGGCATGATGGAGCAGTTGCAAAAGCTCCGTGACGGTGGCCAGCCGGATGTTACATTTAATGTAAAATCGGTCCTCACCCATGAACTTCAACATGCCGTCCAGGATTTAGAAAACTTTCCACGGGGTGGAAGTCCCAGATATGCAGAGACTTATACCCGGCAGCATATTGAAGATATCCCGAAGCGTGCGGGTACCGACATGCCGGAGGTCGAATACAATGTCAGGGTCCGCAACCAGATGCTGGAAGAAATGTATGCCCTGGACCGTATCAACCAGCTCCAGTTTTTGCAGCGTTACATCAACAGTGATCAGCCCACCAGGTCCGCCCGTCTGATTGAAAACAATGCTCTCAGTTATGAATTAACCTCAAGGGAACGTGATTGGTTAGGTTCTAAGCCATCACGTAGGAACAAGAAAAAGTATGGTGAGTATTTGAGACGTAAGGCACAGCTGTACCAGGCCAAGATCCTGAACCGTTTTTTTGAAGAACCTGAAACAATACAAAGGGCATTGCAGTTTATGGGAGGACATGAGGTTCGGAAGGGGAATATTTCACAAGCAGATGCAGTCCAGATGCTTAGGACATACAACCCTGAAGCACTCTTGAGTCCAGATTCGTATTTTCCTGTGACTGATCCAGGGATGAATCCTGATGCAATCGTACACCCGAATTGGTTGGCACTTGGTGAGAAACCTGTAAAGAACGCAATTTCCAGATTAAGCAGAAGGGCAGACAAGTATTATGCCGACCAGGGTATTAAATCAGAGGTTGAAAAAAGGTGGAAGGATTTTGAAAAGGTCCGGGAACGTGGAATTCATGAACCAGGGTTTTCCTCGGAAAATGAATTTTACTACCGACTTGCCGGAGAAGCAGAGTCCCGTGCAGTTCAGGATCGGTATCGGCGTGCAGTGGATGAAGATAAATTGCTGGTCAAAGATCCTATTCCATTCCAACAAGGATTTGATGAAAAAGGGGATGTTGTTCTGCCAGGCGGATCCTATGATCGGCCTGATGAACAGCTGGCCTTTGTCTATCCCCGTGGACAAGCCCCTTCAATCCAGGCAGCTGCTGCGGTCAACGTACCCAAATCCGACATGGGTTTTTCCAGCCCTGCACTCCGGGTCATCCTGGGATCCCCCAAAGAACAGATGCCCAAAGAAATGTGGTTGAAATACCTCCGCGGGAATGGTGTGAAGGATCCTGAACTGGAATTTTCCGGCCTCGGTTCATGGCTCAAGGAACAAAAGGGCCAGGTGAGTAAGCAACAGCTGGAAGAGTACATGACAACCCAGAACCAGCTGAAGATCGAGGAAGTGGTTTATGGAGGGAAGGATGCAGATGAGGATTATATGGTCATGAAATACGTTGAGCAGCAGATGAACGAATATGAATTTGTTCCGATTGGACAGGATCCGGCGTTTGCTGATGATATCGCGGAGGATCTTGAGGATTACATAGCAAATTGGAAAAACGGATATTACACCAAAGTTTCTCACCCACTTTTATACAAAAATAAAAATGTTGCTTTTGAAACAGAGGATGAAGCACGGGAATTTTTTAAAGCCGAAATTGAAAACCAGTATGTTGTAGTTGACCCGAATGGTGAATATGTGCGTGATTCAGGTGGGACAATAGACATTCATCCCACCGTGACATCGGCCCGGCAAGAGATGGATTACAGGATCGAAAGTGAGGCCCGCCGGATGTCGCATGAGGAATTGATGCAGTACACGGGCGTTGAGGAAACCAGCCAGGATTTTTACGGCCCCGTCAAATACGGTGAGGATTCCCTGACCACCCCCGGTGGTGAAAACTACCGTGAGCTGGTGCTGTATTGGGATAAGCCTGGGAAACTTCGTTTGCCGGAAGGATACAGTGTTTATGAAACAGCAAAGGGGAAATTCAGAATTGTAGACAAGGATTTAAGAAATATTGATGGCAAACTATACGATTCTGAGGCAGAGGCAATGAGTGCTATGACAATGCCTGAAGGATATACACTCATAAAAATGCCAGAGGATCATCCAGCATTAAGAGGATATTGGGGGGTGCAGGATGCGGATGGTACGATTGTGAATACTGATCTTGATAAAGATAAAGTCATAGCCGAAGTCATGGAATCGTTTGGAGCAAGAGACACCGAGATGCTCTGGCACGGATCCCACCAATTCACGGACAAACCCAACCCGCTGCTGCATATCCGATTCAATGTACGGGTTGGTGCAGATGGTAAGAAGATCCTGTTCATTGAAGAAATTCAGTCAGACATTGCAAAGCGTGGCCAGAAAGAGGGGTTTCAGCCAAAAGATGTTGAATTTAGCAGCCCGAAATTAGTTGAATTAAAAAAAAGGCATGAAAAATTAGAGAAGCAGCATAATGTCGATGATCTGGAAGGTATCGAATTTCAAGAAACTTTAACAAATCAAAAGAAAGAAATAGATGCACTTGAGGCTGCAATAGAGGAGGAGAAGCTGCGGGTTACCAAGTTGCCTCCAGGCACAAAGGTCACTAAGGAAAAGAAACCTGGTGGTCCTGAAATGTGGAAAGTGGAAACAGGGGAGAAATTCAAAGACCGTGACACGTTTTGGGGTATGGACAAAGAGGAGGCCATTGCAAATGCCAAGTATTTCATCCGGCAAGTAGCCGAAAGCGGCATAGACCGCGGCCCCTTCATCATGGACACCAAAGACTACATGGAGCTGGGTCTGAAACGTATGATCCTCTGGGCGTCTGATAATGGATTCGACAAAGTAGCCTGGACCACGGGGGAGCAGCAGATGAAGCGTTACAATAAATTAGTCGAAGGGATCCAGGAATTAACGGTTGGATATAGAAATGACAAATACAGGATTTTGGGTACAGGCGTGGGCGGCAACAATATAGATTCTGGAGATATAACCAGGAAACAACTGGATGATTATGTGGGGCCGCGCGTAGCCAATCAGGTAGATGAAAAACTAAACGAAGCAGATCCTAGCGCCTTATCAGACCATAAAGTGATATCTAAACGGAGGTGGAGTATGGGAGATGGTGATGAATATCTTCATGTTGATGTACCTGTTGAGGATCTGAAACTACCTCAAGACCCCAAACACTTCCTCATGGTGGCCTATGACAAAACTTTGAAAAACGTGGCGCAGAGTCTCGGCAAGAAATATGACGCGAGGGTTGGGGTTGGTGAGGTAACTGTTGCCGATGCGCCTATGGTTCAGCTTCCAGGTCAGGAAGGTGTACCTGACGCACAAATTAAGCATGGAATAGGTGATCCAATAAAAGAACAAGTCTGGACCCTCAACCTTTCTGAAAAACTAAAAAGTGCAGCCAAGCAGGGCCTTCCTTATATGGCCGCCGTGCCGCCGGGGGCATTACTCTACCAAAAACAACAGGAACGTGACCGCACCCCCGTGTACCGGGCGGCTGCTCGACCCTTAGCCATGCAAGCCAATGTTCAATAATCCAAAAACTGAAGACATCAAGGAATTGGTTCAATTTTTAGGAGAAAACCGAGTGGCCCGTTTCAAAGGGCTAGGGATCGAGGTGGAGCTGCACCCGGATCTGGATCGGCTCATGGAACAGCCACAAACGACACCACTGACCGACACGGAGATCCAAGACCAATACATTAATAATAGGAGGGTATCATGAGTTTCTGGTGGCAAAAGGATGAAACCGAGCTTGGCAGCGCGGTTGCAGATGTGATCTACAAACTTAAAGAGGATCATTATGGCCGTTTCACCCTGAACCTCGACATGCTCCGCATGTATTCTCAGAGGGATTATGAAGCACTGGATCGGTTCAACCCGGAAACCCGTGCCATGTCTTTGAGGGCAGAGGATTTCAGGATGAGATTGAACGTGATTGGAAACATGGTGGACACCCTCACCTCGCGGATCGGCAAGAGTAAACCCCGGCCTATGTATCTGACCAAACGTGGAGATTACAAACTACGCCAACGTGCGCGGCTGCTCGGAGATATGATGGAAGGCGTGTTTCACCAGACGGATCTCTTCAGGCTCATGCCTCAGATATTTCAGGACAGTTGTATTTTCGACATTGCAGCCCTCAAGGTGGGCCGTGATGGAAATGAGCTTTTTACAGAACGGGTTTTTCCAAATGAACTGGTCTGGGATATTGACAGCGCCCTTTATTCAGGGATGCCTCCAGCCCTGCACCAGATCAAGGCCATGCCGATGGAAACCCTGATTCAACTCTACCCGGAGCTGGAAGCAGATATCCGATTCAATGCAGAAAAGATTGAAACCGATGATGGATCAGAAGGCCGTGAGGCCGACATGCTTGAGGTTATAGAATCCTGGCATCTGCCTTCGATCATGGGTGGTGATGATGGGCTGCATTGCATCACCATGAACCAAGTGGTTTTGAGTGCAGAACAATATACGTATGACCGTTACCCGTTTGTATTCCTGAAATGGGGTGAGGCAGGAATCGGCTTTGCAGGGATCTCCCTCGCAGAGCAGCTGAAGAATGTCCAGTTTGAGATCAATAATTTATGTCTGAGAATCCAACAGGCGATGCATCTGTTGAGCGTGCCGTGGATCTTTGTCCAGGCCGGGAGCCGTGTGGTGGATTCTCATCTTCGAAATGTTCCAGGTTCAATCATCAGCTATGTC